CAGCCGCAGACGCAGCCGCATACGCCGCAGCCGCAGACGCAGACGCATACGCATACGCAGCCACAGCCGCAGACGCAGCCACAGCCGCAGACGCAGACGCAGCCGCATCAAAAAAACGTGATGAACGCTTAGCGGCTCATTGTGAACACGCTGTACAAGTGCTAATTAGCATGAATACACCTGGTTCTAAATTTCTTAAGGAGATTGAATAATGGCTGACCGCTTCCAACAAGCCACGGCCACGCGCCCATTTAAGTGTGAAGACTGCAAAAACCCTGTTAATGAGGGTGATGAGTTTTTCTGGGATAGCCAGCGCAAGGTAGGCCCTAAACAGATATCAGCTCGCGTATGCCCTGATTGTAAAGAGACTAACAGCGACGACGGCATCACGGCGCTCGCCAAAAGCTCTATTTTTAGTCGAGTAAGCCAATCACCCACGGGTAATGATTTAGCCGCCTTAAAAGAGCAGCTAGCCACTCAGGGTAAACAAATAGCAGAAATAGTTAAATGGATTAAGGAGAATAATCATGACAGTTAAAACAGAGATGATAGTCACAATGGCCGATATAAGGGCTCTTGGCCCTTGTTATAACCCTAATAAATACGCTAATGACAACTGGAAAGGCTCACCTGTAAAGATATTACAGCACCCTTGCATACCTGCTGAGGATAAACTATGGCTTGTCTTAAAGCTCAAATGTGTACCTGATAGAACTAAGCGATTGTTTGCTGTATGGTGCGCCAGACAAGCTTTAGCCCTTGTTAAATCACCAGACCCCTGCTCCATTGCCGCTGTTGATACAGCCGAGCGCTATGCTAATGGAGAATGTGGAATAGAAGAATTAACGGCAGCCTACAAAGAAGGTAGCGCTGCTGCTGCTGCTGCTGCTGATGCTGCTGCTGATGCTGCTTCTGCTGCTGCTGCTGATGCTGCTGCTGCTGCTGCTGATGCTGCTTCTGCTTCTGCTGCTGCTTATGCTGCTGCTGCTGCTGCTGCTGCTGATGCTGATGCTGATGCTGCTTATGCTGCTGCTGCTGCTGCTGCTGCTGATGCTGATGCTGATGCTGATGCTGATGCTGCTTCTGCTTCTGCTGCTGCTTCTGCTGCTCGCCAAAAGGCTCGCGCGGCCCAGGTAAAACAACTAACCAAAATGCTTAAGGAGCAACAATCATGACAGTCACGTTTCCCAGCTTGGCCACCAGAAGTACCTACTACACTCGATGATGAGGTTTATTAAAAGACCGCTTAGGACCATACGATATTAATCAGGATGTTTAGCATACCAATTGTACAAACTGCAAATAATGTGGTATTGTACACACATACCAATTAGGAGATTGACCGATGGCCATACCAGCGTTTTTATCTGATGTTGCATATAACAGAATTAAATCAGCACGAGAAACAGGATTTAAGGAGTATGATACGTACTGGAAGTCTCAAGGTAAAAATTATCAAATAGCAAGTTGCTACGATTGTGGGCGCCGTACAAAGCACGAACCAGGAACCTACCACAAGTACGACCCTCGCTGTCGTTTCTGTACTGCTGATTCCTACGCGCAAATGGAAGCCGAAAAATTATCTGAACAAATGGGGGTCTGTTAAGTGGTGAATGGTAACCCCGATAAATATCAGGTTGTTCTCAGGCATCGCAATAGCGATTGGTACAAAAAAGTGTGGATACCAGCCATTAGCGCATCATTAGGAGGGTATCCTCACTTAATCAAGCATTGTGGGGAATTGTATGAGTATGATAGAAGCTGGCAATTAGAAGGTTTACCCTGTTACGTTCGCATAAGAAGCTGGCCGGCGTTTACTACATCAGCCAATGTAGACATTTGGCGATTGATAGAGGATGAATAATTGAAAGAACAAGAAGATTTAGAAAGAAGAATAATCAGCAATCTTCCCAACCGCTTCGCTTATGACTTATGGCGAAAACAAGAAGCCACAAATTACCTATTTTCTCTACTAGAGGACCAGCAAATGAGTAACATACCAGAGCCGCATATGCGCGACCTTGGCCCATATGATGAGCCGGACGACTGTGAGCATAACAAGGTACGCTTACTTGGTAGCCACCTACACGCCGATGGCGGTTACACCCTTTGGATTAAGTGTGATGTTTGCGGCGCCACTAAGGAGGTAATAAAAAACATTTGGGATGACAAGGACTGCTTAGATGATTGGAGTGAACCAGAATGAGAAACGCTTACTTAATGGATTTTAGCCCGGTATCAGATCCGGTGTTCGATACTTATGTCAAGGAGATGCAATTTGAAGACTGCGCTAATGGTCATTGTGTTCATGGCCACGATACAGACAGTGGATGCCCGGTGGCAATTCAAGCATACGAGACCCTTATTTCATTGCAAGAAGGAGACACACAATAAACCAAAAAAACCAGAATATTTAGACCGGATGTGGGGCAGCAACTATCATCAGGTGTATAATTTTGAAACAAAACAATGGGAGTATGATAAATGACAATTCAAGAGAAACAAAAACCCATTTGGGAGACAGAGGGAGACGAAAAGCAGTTTGAATACAAAGAGCTTCAATGCTTTATTTGGCGCCATAAATTAGGTTGCGGGCACTTGTGCGGGTACGTGGAAGTAAAACCCAATCATCCTTGGTATAAGCAAAATTATAACTACCTTGATATCACCGTCCATGGTGGCATCACCTTTGGTGATACTTTCCATGATGGTCGCTTTGATGGTAAATGGTTCTTAGGTTTTGATTGTGCGCACGCTGGTGACTTGTTACCAATCAGCCGTAATTCAAACATCTTTAGAGATTTAGCCATTGGATTTGGTGCTGACGGTGGAGATTACGATGCCATGCGCGATGGTTACGAAACTTATAAAGACATGGCTTTTGTGGAAAAGGAGATACACAAATTAGCGGACCAGATACTAAAGGCGGTTGAGGTTTAAGCAGCTAATTTAGCCATCAGGATATCTAACAGCGGCGCTGACTCTTCATGAGCGGCGCCGTCTGTAGTTTGGCCACAAATAAGGCCCTTGGAATCAATCAAGCCAAGTATGTCATGCTCAATCGTCTCTTGCCCTACTATGATATGGTTCATAGTCGGTTCATCCTGGCCCATGCGATAGATACGGCCCTCCCACTGTCTCATATGCGCGTCAGTCCAGGGTAGCTCTAATGTGAGGCAGTTAGATGCTGCTGTGAGTGTGTGGCCGGTGCCGATAGGTGAGCTGCCAGCGCTGGTGCCCATGGCACCGATTAACATCTGTATCTCTGGGTTGCTCTGGAATAGGCTAACGGACATTTGGCGCTCTTGTGGCGACATGTCGCTAGTCACGCATACAGCATCAGGGTAGCGCTTCCTAAGAGCCTCTATGATGTTCTGGTGCACTGCTGATACTACTATCTTCTCACCAGACTCAATGAAGTCATCCAGCCATTGTAAGGCAGCCTTGAGCTTGCCCCTGGCAGCTATGTCTCTTAGTGCGCCGATACGTATCATAGCTTCTGCCCTCATGGCCCGGGCTGCTTTGTCGTTAGCGTGCTCCTGTATGGCAGCTTCACGCTCAATCTCGGATAGCCCTTTTATAGCCTGTTGAAACTTATCATCGTTGCGGGCCTTCTCTTCGGCCTTCTCGCGCACCCAAGCTATTAGCTGGTCTTCTGCATACTGATATTCTTTGCGGTTATCTATTGGCACCGGCACGATGTTACGGCTAAACGGTGGCAGCTCTAATCTGACATCCTTCTTTGTCCGGCGCAGATAGAACGATGAGCGCATACGCTCATTAAGCTCTAATAGATTGTGAGCGCCGGCATTGGGGTTGAACTTATTCTTGGGCGATGAGCAGTAGCGCTTCATGAAATAGCTATAGCCGCCCATGTCTTGCAGGCGGTCTAGTATGGCCAACAAAGGCGCTAGCTCGGACGGCCTGTTAGTCACTGGCGTGCCTGTTATGCCTATGCGATACGTGCGCCCTTGGGCTAGCTTCTTAACTGCTTTCGTGCGCTGTGCTTGCCCGTTCTTACATGCGTGCATCTCATCAAAGATGATAGTCTCAAACGGGTGAGCCATTAGCGCTTCTGCTAGCGGTGTAAGATTGACATTTTTCTTTTCTGGTGTCTCCCATCCGGCAGCAAGTAAGTCATAATTGACTATGCAGACATCGGCCATGGCAATACTGAGAGGTTTAAACTTTGAGTCAAGAACAACAAAGACCTTACCCGGAAGGCAGCGCTCTCCTTCCTGCTTCCACCAATATTTCAGAGATGCAGGACAGATTATTAGAGCTGGGTAAACCGCTGCGCCCTTATGCAATAGTGCAAGCGCTTGAGAAGTTTTACCTAGTCCCATTTCATCTGCCAGTAATACTCTCTTGGCCCGTAGCATGTACTCAACTCCGGCCTTCTGATATGGATGAAGCTCCAATCCAAATCCCTGAAAGTCTAGCGAAGACTCTGTGGCCTTACTTAGACGAACGCGGTCTGCTGCTTCTGCAATCAGATAGCGTCCTCGCTCTGCTGCTTGAGCCGTCCAAGTAAGCTTTATGGCTGATAGATGCTGGACGTGCAGCGGTAGCGCTGGCACACGCCAACACGGCTCTGACTTAGTTGGTCGTTTAATGCCGCCAATCTTCTCTACCTTGACAATAGTGTCGTCGTCTAAGCCAAAGGCCCTGAAGACATGGCCGTCATAGTCTAATAGGTTCTTGTAGCGGTCGAAGATACTCACTGATAAATCAACTCCACTTCGTAGTTCTCAGCACAGCAACTTTGGTCTTCAATCTCTTCTTCTGACGTGCCCTCGGCTCGCTCAAAAAACAGGTGATGATTGCAATTGCAAGAGTAATTACCCTCTTCCCACATCCAATCAATGTAGTATTCAGGGGTGTAGCCGTCTTTGGCTTCTTCTTCACTGACTGTAGAAGCCCAATCAAAGTCAATGATATGCGTTTTCCCATCGGCTTTACGGGTTATCTTTGCTTTGTACTGCACGTTGTGTCATCTCCCAAAACTTATTAACCGGACCATTAGGTGTGGATATAATTATCTTCATCGGTGCAACAGAGGGACAAATCTCTTCCATGTGGTTAAGCGCATCAATCATGCGTAAGTCTTCCATGAGTAAGCACCACTTCCAAAATGGCATACTTTTAGGGTCCGGTGGGTCAATCATTTTTGATATCCTTCATCGGCCAATTGGTGATTAAATTAGGCTCACAGCTCAGCTTCTTTTGAAACTTAAATATTTCTGCATCTATCTTTTCATCAGCACTAGGCTTGGCACCGAGAATGACAATCTGGTTTCTGTATCTAGCCAGCTTGCGGCGATACAGAATTGATAGATTACGCCAATCCTCTTCCCGTTTATCCACCTTTGGGCTGTACTCTCTCAATTCACCACAACATTCACAACTATCACTACAACAAGCCATCATGCCCTCTTTGCTATTCTGCTAAACAGCGATGTGTTAGTCTTTGGCTTATTATACTCTGCTTCCCAAGCATCCAAGTAAGGCACGATGGCTTCGGCAGCAATACTTGACACACTTCTATTCTCAAGCTGAGATATCTTGTTGATTAGCTCTCTGTGATGGTCTGACAGCCCTACGGCTATCTGTGTGCGCGGTCTTGGTCCTCTATACTTTCTCATGATTGTTTCTCCTTCAATCTATCAAACATTGATTTTTTCTTTGGTGGCTCTGGTGGTGCCATCAATTCCCGTAAAGGGATGAATAGCGCCTTTGCAAACTCATACGATAGTTGCGTGTCATCAAATCCCATACTATGCTCTGTCGCTTGCATGACTATCAAGCAGTCATCAGCCCATGGCACTTCTAACACTCTGGTGTTTTCGGCCACGGCTCCAGCTTGCTCATACTGTTTGCCGTGCCACTTAAGTAGCTTCTCCCAAAACTGTTCCCTAGTCTTGCCAGAAGTAACCCTTTCTTTGGTCAGTATCTCCTTGCACTGTTCCTTCGTCCACACCTTCTGTGAAGATTGACTCAAGCTCATTGGTTTCCCCCCGTACTTGTTCTTTAGGTAGCCCATCTATGTGAAAGCCCTCTACTATTGTCGCCGTCTTAAAGTGGCTCGTTATCGCTATGCGCTTCCTGACTGTACCATCTCTACCCTTGCCGATTGCTAAATAACCTACGGCTATACTGTCTTGCTGTAATCTCTCTTTGATTTTAGGCGCCATTGATTCTTTCGTTTTCTTATCGATTGATTCGATATCCCTTTTATGCGGCCACCACACCGTAATTGCCACACCTTCGGGGTCGAAGTGTGAACAGAACTCGTCAACAGTAGGCCCCTGAAGAAGCAAGACGATATCAGCCGCGTAGCTAAGTCTGCTGCTTCCCTTGAGGTCTTCCGGTGCCAATACCCTGTCATAAGCTTCTTTCCTTATTTCACTGATACAAATGACAGCATCGTGTCTGTGAATACTGCTCTTAAGCTGCTGTGCTGCCTCTACCTGCCACTCATCTTTATCCATGTCTGTACGTAGTACCTTCCTTAAAGCATCAGGCACCCTGAGCCTTTGTAGATAGTCCAACACATACATAATACGTGTGCATCCAGTGCGCTTCTTCGTCTCATTCCCCACGGCAATAGCATCTTCGATGTTGCCAGTAAAGTTAGTGTGGTCGAGTACAACCAACCTGTCGCCAAATACCTCCACCTCCTTCCTGCCGGTCTTAATTGGTACATTGTGGCCGCGAACAAATTCCTTCCACTCAAAGCCACCAACATAGCAGCGTATACGTGTCAGTAAATCGTTAGTGTCCATATCCAGGTTCATGTACACTACACAGGTGTCAGGTTGATTCTGTAGCACCTGTATAGCTAGCTGTGTCGCTAGCACGGTCTTGCCTAGATTGGGCGGTCCACCTAGAAAGATAAGCCCACGTAGCCCTAAGAGCCCGTCAGTCAATTCCTTCATGTCGGTTTTTAAACCAAGTATGTCCCGGTCTCTGTATTGTACCACATCTGCTTCGTGGTCATCCAGCATTTCATTTAGTGTACGTACCGGCTTTAGCTTGGATAGGCGTGTTAGGGCTTCGCTCTCACTGTAGCCATCAAAGAGCACGAACTTAGCCTCTTCAAAGCTACCTTGGCGGGCTAGCTCATCTGCCATCTTTGAAGCATTGCGAATGATGTCATTACTCTTCTTGATGGTGACATTGTGCCGGTAAGCCTGGTATAGCTCCCCTATGGGCTGCTCTAATGGGCCAAGGTGCTCTTCTATCACCGGCCAAAATTGCAGCGCCATATGAGCTATACGGATAGGGTTAGTGATGCTTTCATCAAAGCGTATGACAGCATTTACTAGCTCTTCTTTATCCTCAAACCTGTCAATAAATGTGTAAGCCTGCCAGGTGTGCGCTGAGTGCCAGCCACCACCTCCAGAATCTACTAGCACCTCTGGTGGTACCACTAGGCGATAAGCGTAATCTATTACCCGGTCGATATATTTTTGCTCTTCAAAGCCAAGAACTATCTTTTTTATGCCAGCATCAATAAGAGCCTGTAGGTCGCCCGGGGTTACTACCGCCGGGTCGCCCACCGACACCATACCTTTAGCTGGCTCATCACCATCAATCAGTATGATGGTATCTGATTTGGACTCCAAGGCAGTCTTAAGCCCTATCCATCCAAGGTCTTCTAAAGCCATGATGCACCTCGCTTAGGTGAGGTCTTCAGAATTTCAACCACAAAACATACATCTTCTGGGATATCGGCCCTTACGCGCTGTTTCTCTATATAGTCGAACAATTTATCATCGCCAAAAGCTACATTTTTCAAAGCATCCAAGATGGCCTTCTCAAAATTATCCAAATCACCACTCTTCTTTGTTTGTACAAAAACAAGGCGTGCGCCAATAGAATTTTCTGTACATTTGTGAGTGAGAGTTTCTTCAGCTATTTCGATAACCATCTGCTGGAAGCTCTTACTACGTGCTTTTACTGGGGTATTACTCCCTTTGCGGTTACCTTGGCTATGAGGCACCGCCGGGAAGTTAAACTCAAACATGTGAACCGATTCAGCATCTCGCCAATCAAGAAAACCGGATGAAATTTTGTCTGCTAATGCTTGTCTCATTTGCCACCTGCCTTAAGTGAGATGTAATCACCCGCTGGTTTCTTCTTAATGCCTGGGATAACTGAGCCAGTGGCTGCACGCTCTTTGATGGCATCTAGGTTGCGTGTATAAGTCTTAGGATAGACTTCTAGCTTTGCGCGGCTAAGTGGTTCTAGCTTGTCCAACCATTCTTGCAAGGCTTTTTCATCCTCTACCACATACTCATCATTGGCCTGTGTCTTGACCTTTATGCTGCCATGCGGGAAGTGCTCAGTCTTCTTGCCAGTCTCTTTATAGCGGCGCTCAGCATAGTCCTTTGCCTGCTGGGCATACAGATAGTTAAGGCTAGTTAGCTCAGCTTTAGGACCAGCTAGTGCCGCCTGCATCTGTGCCGTGATAGCGTCAATCTGAGCTTGGATAATGACCTGCTGTTGGAAGTACCAATCAAGCATCTCTGCGCTGTCGATAGGCTTTATCTCTTTGGCTTCGGCACGTAGGTCATTTTGTTCAACAGCACTTTCGATGAGCATATGTAGAGTATCTAGCTTGTCCTTAGTTAGGTCGCTTTCTACTAGGTCTGCTCTTTTCATCAGGTTGAAAACTTGGTCAGGGTCTAACTCTAAGTTTTCAGCATGTATCATCAGGTTCTTGTATCTGTCCGCTAATTCTTCTAGTGTTGGCCCCGCTGGGGCTAATTTGCTAAATAAACTCATTTTGTTCTCCAAAAAACTTGACCGTCAGGGTGTGCGCTAAGTGTTGGGTCCGGCCTTACTGTCTTTAAGATTGGCCCTACGAATAGGTCCGGGTAGGGCACTATAACCTTCACCGGTGGTGGCTGAGAGCCCCACCAGAGGAAGCCACCATATAAAGCCAAGAAGGCTATAGCTCCTACTACTACTTTGTCCTCTTTTCTAATACTCATTTCATTCTCCGTCTTATATCTTGGTGTATTGGTCTGGTCATCAGGGTTTTGAGGAATAAACGTATGAACGTTAGTCGGGTCATAACAGCTTTGTATAAAGTCCTCGATTTTTCGTTGTGACATTGCGGGCACACTCCATTGCCTTTACCTTGATAGTGACCGTGAAAGGGCCATGGGCACCTCATGCTGTCACCGCTTTCTTACTGAAAGCATGTTTCCATTGTGCTACTTGTGTCTTGGTTAGAACGGTAAGCGGATCGACTTCTTCAGTGATGCCAAAGTGCTTGGCTGCGAAGGCTTCAATCTCTCCTTCCGAGTAGCCATTAAGTTTGCCAATGTGGAGGACTCCCATAATGTCATCGACTGTGGCAAGGGGCTCTGGGGCTGTGAGCTTGGTATCTCCTGTGGTGACTTCAACATCAACGGGGCTATCTCCTGCACTATCATCTGTGCTGGCTTCACTCCTATGCTCTTCTTTAATTTCAGCGACAACTTGACGCGCTTGCTCCCTGAGTTGAGCGACTTCGCTAGATACAGCTTCACGTCCTTGAGCTGAGTCTGGCTCAACACCTTCAACGACTTTGGCTGTTTGCTTGGGCCTGCCACGAGTCTTACTGCCTTCAGCAGATACTGCTTTATCTGCGCTTGCCGGTACTGCTTGTTCCCCTTCGCGTTGTAATACGCTGACCTCGCCTTGGCCCACTTCGACCTCTTCGTACCCCAATTCTTCTTTACCATATAGGCCACTCAAATCATTAGGGAAAGCCTTACGTATAGCCAACATCTCTGTACACTTGGCTAGCATGTGCTCGCCCATCTTATTCCAGATAGGACTACTCTGCACAAAAGACACATAGCGAGCTGTAGCCCACAGCGTCTTATTCCAATCTGTACGAATGATGCCTACCTTACAAGCTACAGGCGGCAACTTGTCCAGCCAAACATCTTTCCAATCGCCATCAGGACCGCACCAGAAGGGGCCTTCTTGACCGCCATACTTACCACTGCGCTCCGCAATAATACGGAAACCATCAATGGTAATGCCGATGGTTAACTTGTTACCCTGAGGGAAACCATAAATCTGACGACTAAACGGGTCGAGTCTTGTTCGCTTGCACTGTGTTACAAATAAATTCAAGGCACTATCACTAGTACCCGGTGGCAGTAATGAAGCTTTGATGGTTTTTAAGTCATCATCGCTAAAATCAACGACTGCTGGCAATTGTTTCTCTGTCATAAAAACCCCTCACTAACAACGAGGGATACAATACCACACCACTTTGCTAAATTGCAAACTTATTTTTGAGAAGTTTTATCATCTTTATTGATAAGTTCTGTCGCTTTCTTGCCATATCTGGTTACCAGCGCCGCCATGCCTGCTGGTATCAATAGTGGCAGCAAAGTAGTAGCTGCGTCAGGATGTGCGAAGCAGAGATAAATAAACAAAGCCGTGCAAGCTACTGTACCGATAGATAAGACGGTGACGCCTATAATTACCGCAAGGAGTTTGACACCCATCTCAAAAGCGCTTCTAACGTCAAGGCTAGTGCCACAAGAAGGCTGAAGCTGATTATCCCGGTCGCCTGTGTCAGACATACATCCATCCTAACCTCCCGCTAATTGCTTCTGTACCATATCCCTTAATCGGACCACATTCAAGGCCCTATCTATTACGGCGGGGTCCGCTGTCTTTATGTTCCCGCTGTTATATCCTTTATATGCTTCAAATAGGTCACCATTGGTAACACGCATTAAATCCGAGATTTTATCTATAGCCGTGGTTATCTGTAGGTCAACATTCCCTTTGAAATTCTCTATATACGACAGCCAATCACTTGTCTTCGGTGGTAGAACCCATCTCATCATCTGCTGGCCGACACCAAAAGAGCAGGATGCTAAGAATCTTTCAGTCGGAGAAGATAGCTGATGGCCGCCGGACCAGGCCCAATAACTCGGCTCAAACCTAAACTTAGCTATTGATTTAGCCAGGGGGCCAGACTTAATCAACAGCGCATCCATCAGCATCAGCTCAGGTAATGTGGTGTATTTGGTGGCGGCGGCCATATTGGCTTTGTAAAGGTCATCCAACGGGGTGAATGTAGGGCTGCCTTCAGACTCCTGTAGGAATACAGCTATCATGACAGCCGGTGTGGTGTAATGCACCGGCTTGGTAGGCAGATGACTTATCACTTCCTTATAAAAGGGTGGAAACTCAGTCATTAACAATTATCCGCCTTACGGTCTGCTTTAGCCTTTTGGGTCTTAGCGCTACCGAAGCCTGTTTTACCTTTACCCATAGACATCTGCTTACCAGCGCTCTTGGGCGATGGCATAGCGCTCGATAGTGCTTTATCCATTGGTGTCACGGTGGGTAGCTTCTTTACGCTACCTTTCCCGCCATAATTACGACTCATTGCTTCTTACCCCGTTTTTGCATCTGCTTATTGTGTGTCTTTTGTGGTGCCGCTGGTGACTTCTTGCTATCGGGTGGCACTTTGGGTGGTTTCTCAGAGAAAGGCAGCCGCTTGCTGTCCTTCATCTTACCTTGTGACCAGCCATCTACCGGGTACATTAAGACACCACCTCAACACTCCACAAATCGGAGCAAAGATTAGGGTCTGTTAGATACTTAAAGGGAATATGGAAATTACCCTTATCGCCCCATTTATCGCCCCAACTATTACGGCCATCAGCATGGTCAGCGTCATAATTTCCATAGCCCCAAAGAAACAGGCAATGACCGCCCAGCAGCGGGTCAAGGAAAGGCAGCCCTGGCATAGGTATAACACCGGTTTCTGCAACAGCCTTGGACTCAAATGATTGATAGACAGAGATGCCAATAACGACAGGATAACCGCTAGCTAAAACCGTCTTTATAGAGTCAACATTTTGGTCTATTTTCCTAAACTGGACTAGCTTGTGTTTAAGTGCATCAGTCTCGCACTCTTCCGGTGGCTGTTCTTGCCAGCGGCCATCTGATGCTGAGAATGGCCACGACCAGACTTCACTGCTGTCTTCAGGGCATACACCTTGCTCGCTAAGTACAGTCATTACATCAGCGATGGATGCGCCACTGTCATTGGTTAAAGGTTGGCCTTCAAAGGTGCGTACCTTGGCGTATATATCAAGAGCTGATGGCGTGAAATTCCACTTGTAATCAATACTATTGAGCAGAGTCTTTAGCGCGCGTGATGTACCACATCCGGTACACATGCCTACCTGCATCTGGTCAATGACCGGTGGCAGGTATTGTTCCAGCTCATTGCATACAGCCGGTAGCGCGGCACCCGTGGCCAGATAGGGAAACTTCAGGTAGTGCGGTGATGGCAGCGAAGGTATCAAACCGTAGCGTCTACCGATAGTGCTTCTATTCATGGACTTCCTCACATTCTAGTAACATCTGCGGTGTTATGCGGGTAACATCATCGCGGATTAAGTATATCCCAGCAGCCTCAAAAGAAGCAGCAACTAATTCACTGCAAAACCAACTATCTTTCTCTCGCCAGTTGCGGTGCAAAGCAAGGTTGATTATGCCAGTGAAGTCATAAGGCTTACCTATCTGCTTGGTAGCGTAATCAATAACTAGATTGTATTGCGGTATTGTGCAATCCACGTATCTGTATACGTACTCACATTTAGCGTAGTCAAATGGCCTTATCTTCACGCCATCGACTTGTGCGCCCAATAGCCCTTCGTTTAGTACAAATTCAACGTGGCTAAACTCCGACCAAGTAAAGAGCCGGATAAGTTTGCTTACCACAGAGCTATTCTTAGTGAAGCGTAGTTTCACCTTGGCCATTACATACCTTCAATCAACGGGCATACAGCATCAGACACCTTGCATACCATCTGAGCGATGTGGAGCACATCAGCAACAGACACCTTCAGGTTATGGTCGTCTAAGAACTCTTGCAAGTCCGCTTCTACCTTGGGGCCTTGCAATGCCTTTATGAATTGTTCGTGGTCTAATTCCATTTAACTGTGCTCCTTGTAATGGTATTACATATATATTTGAATAGGACTCAATCAGCGCTATCTCATTAGCCGATAATTTACCAGTATTCTTTATGGCCGTCCACAAAGGGCCAAGCAGCGCTGCATTAGTCTGATTGGCCGTTATAGTCGGAAAATATGGAGTCAATAGCAGCTTGGTAGCATCGGAGATATTCTTATCCTGCATGATAGCCGTCTCCATACCAACAGCATTAGGCTGCGGTGGCGGCGGCGGTGGCTTAGGTGGAGCAGGGGGTGGCGCCGGTGGAGCAGGTGGTGTATAGACTAGCTTGCCGTTAACGACAGACCAGTGAGCAAATGATTTGTCAGTACCGGTTGGTACCCAGGGGAAGACGGTGGAGCCAGCGGGGCAATTGACGCCCGGCACAGGCTTGAATGAGCCTTGCCAGAGGCAGTTAGGGTGAGTGTCGCCGGGCAGCACATCAACATAGTCTGCAAAGGCGGGAAGAGCCCAGAGAGAGGCTATTAGAGCTAGCCAGAGTTTACGCGACATCTTTGTAGCTCCTTGGGCGAACAGCGTAAAGTTTAGCGATATTGTGGCCATTGCTTAAACCAAGACCGAAGTTTTCCAGCTTCGGCAAGAAATGGGCATTATGATCGGCCATCAAAGCGATATATTGCGGCTGGCTCTCGGCCATAGCTTCAATGGCTTGCACGCCACTTATATCATAGCCGTGAATAGATGCTATCTCTGTGCGTTGAAGGTACTTTGTCATGGGCACCAAGTTGCGTTCAAGCGTGGCGAGGAAATGGGTAGTGGGCACTTCAGTGAAGGCAACAACAGCGCCGACAGTGCCTGCCGTGCCAGCAGTGACAGTGCCAGTACCACCAGCACCACCAGCGGTAGCCGTAGCGCTGACGAGAGAGTTTGAATTTGATGGCGATACGATACCGATGAATGAGCCCGCACCGCCGCCACCACCATCAGCAGTCGTGCCACTAGCACCTCCAGCGCCACCAATGGCGGTCATCGTACCGGCAGCGATTGTGCATGAGGTTAGACTGCTCACTATTATGCAGCCTGCTCCACCACCACCTGCACCCCCTTGTGAAGCGCCACCAGCACCACCTACGCTACCGTTGGCACTAATTACAGCACCGGTTGCTGTGGTTAGCGCACCATCAGCGCATATACGTATCAAAGCGCCACCGTTACCACCAGCGGTAACGCCAGCACCGCCTGCGCCACCACCAGAACCGGCGACAAACATGGTGGAGCCTGGTGCACTAGCTCCATAACCAGAAGTGGTGACGCCCCCGCCATTACCGCCGCCAGATATTGCACTACCACCGCCGCCACCACCAACGGCGGTGGTAATAGAACCATAACCACCGTTAGGGCCAGAGGCGATACCGCCGCCGTTGGCGGAGTTTGATAGACCTGTTCTTTGCCCAGCCCAACCAAGACCGTTGGCTGATAGAACCGTGCCAGAGTTGAATGTAGCTGTGGATGTAGCCTGATACAGTACGCTTGCATAAGTTGTAGCGCCAGTAGATGCAGATGTTGTGATTGTGGTGGCATTAATAATTGGGTTCGTGAATGTCGTCAATGCGCCATCGGCTCCCGTGCCGCCAAAGCCGGGTGCATAAGCACCAAGGGAGGTAGAACGCGCCCCGGCAGTGGATTGTAGCACCACTGCATTGTTGACGGCTGCGGCTGATGTTATTTCAGTGAGGTTGGCGCTCGGCAACGTGAAATCTGCGTTACTCCCACTTACGGGCGGGTTGATACCGTATTGTCCTCCTGGGATATTATATAGAACCAGGTAAGAATTGACAGTTGTGCTAGATCGCAGTTGCAGCAGTCCTCTGTTAGTTGTACCGTCGCCTATTTGAAATTGCGTTATACCGCCGCTAGTAGCACATGTAAATGCGTTATTGCCGCCAATTGCGCTTGCGCTACTCCATGTCGCGATCTGGTTAGCTGCACCAGAACCGGTAACGGTGCCAGTGCCAGCAGCGGACCAGGACAGCACACCAGAGCCGTTATTGCTCAAGTTGCCGGAAGCATTATTAACTGGCCATGTCAGAGTCTGACCCGGCAAGATGAATGGCACAGCACCGGTAGCAGCCTGTGTAGTTATCGCAGTCGATGAAGATGCCGTTGAACTACCGATAGTGAAAGTGCCAGCAGTGCCAGCAGCACCGACAGTGAGAGAGTTAGCAGCACCTACAAGACCAGCAGGGAATGACTCTACACCAGCCGTGGTGGCGGTCATTATGCCGCCGCTTACACCAGGCAAAGCTGTCACCTCTGTTATATTCACGGTCGGTCCCACCCAGTTTGCTGTTGGCATCGTGAAGGTTGGCGTGCCGGTAGCAGCAACGGTGGTGAGGTTCACGGTGCCCGAAGTCGTGCCTTTCAAGGCGAATGTACCTTGTGTACCAACTGCACCAGCAGTCACCGTACCGGCAGCATAAGTAAACGCGGCAGCACCGGTTTGGGTGCTAGTGCCACTCCAGAAAGACACTTGAGGTGAAGCACCAGTGCCGGTGACGGCATTAGTAGTACCAAGCATGGTATTAACTTGAGCCACGGTAAGGTACACAGGAGCCGCACCAACGCCAGTGTTATTGCCAAACAGAGTATTAGCACCAGCATTGGTCAGAGTGAATGTCAGAGCAGGTGTGGATGTCGGCGTGCCCACAGACGTGGTGAACAGCGGCGACAGCGTACCGGCAGAGAAAGAGCTTACCGTGCCAGGCACACTGCCTGAAGTTATAGAAGTTATGCGGCCCTGAGCGTCAGTAGTGACAGAGCTTGGATTGGTGTAAGTGCCAGCCGTGCCGGTATTCTTTAGTGTGATTACACCAGATGATGCAACAATGGTAGCATCGCCATTCATTGTATAGCCACCAAAGCTGCCAGCATTATTGTACTGAGTCTGACCGGACGAGCCACCGGGGTTGCCTGACCCACTTGCGTTGATGGTTACCACACCCACACCGTTAGTAGGCGACAATGTTACCCCGGTGCCAGCAATAATTTGTTGAACGCCAGCACTAGGCTCCCATTGCCCCAAAGCCACAGGTACAGCAAAAAGCAGTATGCAAAACAGTAATACCAGATACCGTCTCATGATTAACCCTCTAATTGCTGTCCGATTAAACGCTCTGAGACACCATCCATTAGCGCCTGACCAGTTATGGCTGCGCTTGATTGGATGAGGAAAGTTGTACCTTCTCCAATCTGAAAGGTGTAAGAGCCAAACGTAGCATCAAATGCTTTATTGTAATCACCGGCACCAGCGCCAATCTTAGTCCAGCCACCATTTGGCTGTAGCGCCGTACCCGTGCCTATGATGGCAGGGTTATACTCCCAAGCAGTTAGCGTCACCGGTGGAGTGAAGCCATTGGTTATGGCTATAGTCACTGTGCCGTCTGGGCCACTGATACCGGTAGCGTAAAACTTCGGAAAGTTATTAGTGTTAGGGTCGGTTGTGAATATAGAAAACGGATTAGTGCCGCCGCCATTTTGCCAGACCGTACCGCCAGTACCCCAGTTAAAAGGTATGTTGGTGCGCGGGCTGTGTCTGCCGTTGCTGTTTACGCGCATTATTGCTGACATTTATCTATCCTCACAGTAGTTCAATATAACAGAGAGCGTAGTAGCGCGGTGTCACTACAACACTAGAAGTGGCACCAGATACGCCTACGGTAGCGGTTGCACCGGTACCAGCTTTTACGGTAGTACTAGTAACATTCACACTATAACTTTTGCCCACGCCAGCACCAGAAGAAGTATCACCAGCTAAAGTCTGAGGTGCAATTAAACCCATGCCGCCAGTAGCAGCAGGTGAAGTAGCGCCAGCACCGACTACAAATAAGCCTTGCAGGTTGATACCAGAGCCGCCTAAGCCAATTGCGTTATGCACGCCATCACAAATACCCCAGCCAGTAGGCACGGCATTTATAGCCCCAGACCAAAGAACGATGATGTTTGCGGGCAGTCCGCCCTGAGCTTGCCAGACCGGCAGCGTACCGGCACCGTTAACTGTAAGAGCCTGACCGGGAGTACCAATAGGTAATCTAACGGTGCTGCTACCGTTGTAGTAAAGCAGGTCGCCAGCGGTAGTGAAAGGTAGGCCCGGTGGAGCCGCCCAAGCTAAGCCCTGAGTAGCAGCCGCGTTTTTCGTCAGCACCCAGCCATCGGCTATACCCGTAGTGGGCAGTGTAGTTATTGTTGTGCCGGTGTAGCACATAATATCGCCCTTGTTGGCAAATACATTGAATGAAGCTGTCAGACTGGCATTGATGTAGTTAACTACCGTGCTCCAATCAATTGTCCACGATACGTTATCAACCACAGCATTAGCGGCGGTAATAGTATTGGGATTAGTCAAGTTGGTCAAAGGAGGCGCCATTATGGTCTCAAGCCTCCCATTGTGGTGACATAGGCAAGTGCAGCAAAATCTAGCGACTGACCTAAACCATTTGTAGTCAAAAGAAACTCGCAGTAAGGGCCTTCGCCGGTAGCTTCAAAATAGACGTGCCTGATGTGGTCAGACGGGAAAGCCGAATAACCCAAGGTCCAATCCAAAAACTGTGTGCTACCGCCCAATATCGTTAGCCCCTGTGCTGGTGACCCTATCGTCTGGACACCTTCAGGGCTCATCGTCCTGACCATGGTGCCATCTTGCATCTTAGTATAGAAGAAGCTCGTGACGTTGAATAGCTGATTCTGGCCCTCGGTGATAACTTCGCCCTGTCTAAGCTCAATATTGCCCTGTATGTTAGGACCACTGACCAAAGCTAAATCTATCGTACCGGGTATAGGTACGCCATTATAAGTATTACCAGTGTAGTGCTGTTGTAGTATGCCATCATATCCACCACCATACATGACACCTTGAAACTCAATACCACAAGCTACGGCAGTATTACTTTTAGTACTGAAGACGGGCGTGATAGCCTGCGGTGTCGGTGTTGGCACATTGTAGTTCATGATTATGGCGTGCTGGTTCTCGTAGGTGCTACTGACAGCATCAGTAATTGTAGGGAACCAAAACTGCATCTCTAGCGTATTTCTGTGGTGCACGGAGAAAGCTTGGCAGTTGTACAGCAGGTTACTGCCAGTTATCGGTAGAGTAACTATCGACTGAATAACATCTTGCATATTGAATGTTAGCGCCGCGTTAAGCAAGTTGGCATTAACCGTAAGGTTTGAGAAGGTGCGTATGCCGTTCGTGCTCATGTAGTACAGGTCATTCTGTACTTGGTTGAATGCGCGATTAGACATAAGCCCGTAATCCTTGGTCAGGATAGTAGCTTGATAAGTAGTGGCATCTGAAGTGACGCCATTACCCATAACCACGGCTATGCCGCGCTGGAAGCCCAACACCAAGACTTCTTGGTTATTGGTGTTAGTCAGCCGGAAAGATGTTAACCCCGTAGGTAAACCTAGCCCAGGTATGGTGAAGGTGACAGCATCAGTAGCTTGTATCGGCACTGAAGTGACAAACCTGCTAGGTGAGCCCTGATTGGATATCAGCACGTCATAGGCAGCATTAGAACCCGGGGCGAAGCCGAAGTAAGCCATGCGCTGGTTAAACTCAGCACAAAACAACGGCATACTGTAAGTCTTCTTGGTTAACTGAAAGACACCAGGCCAATTGCCGCTACCGCCATAGAGGAAGTTACCAATCTCAGATGTGCCATTCATGGTGAACCAGATTGATTGGTCCGGGCCATTAGTTATACCAAAGGGCTGAGCATTATTCACCGGCACGGCAAATTCAGAGATAGCACCAATCGGTGTTATCTTGCCGATGTTATTGCCAGCGGCTTCTGTGAAGTACATGTTGCCATCGCCGCCAAGGGTGATACCTTCCGGTTTAGATGATGCTGTTGGTACGATATATTCAGAAAATACGCCGGGCACAGTCATAGCACCAATCTTATTAGCGCTAGCTTCAGTGAACCACAGGCGGCCATCAGAGCCAAGAGCGATATAGGATGGTACAGCGGCAGCGGTCGGCACATTGAACTCAGTTATAGTGCCGCTGGTTGTGCAGGAGCCAATCTTGTTAGCACTAGTTGCTGACTCGCAAAAATACAAAATGCCATTAGCCGCGCATATACCGATAGGCAAACAGTTTGCAGTCAGACCGGCACTGTACTCAGTGATGGTGCCAGGCGTGCCAGTACCACCAGTAGGCGGCACAATCTTCGCTATCTTATTGTTGGTCATCTCGGTAAACCAGATGTTACCGTCACCGCCAGTAGCTTTACTGTTGTAGCAAATACCAACTGGGGCTGATGCAGCAGTTGTCAGGGCATATTCAGTCACCACCCCGGCAGTAGTCATCATGCCGATGTAGTTGCCAGTCTCTGCCGTGAACCAGAGGTTAGTACCATCTGTGGTTATACCGATAGGACCAGACACAGCCGTTGTGGTCGGCAGCGGATAGGTCGTTATCGTGCCCGTGGTAGTTATAGCAGCGATGCTTTGAGTGGCGAACTCAGTGAACCACAGGCGGTTATCCGGCCCGGTGACAATACCGCGCAGGTTGGCAGAGCCAAGCAGCATTGTACCGATAGCATTCCCACTGGGCTCGCAGAACCACAAATTACTATCGCTGCCTACGCATATACCAAAGAGTGTGGTTGTAGACGGCGGCCCAGTAAACTCAGTGATGACGTTAGTGGTTACATTCAATCTAGCAATTATGCTGTGCAGGTAAGTGAACCAGATATTGTTATCAGAACCAAGACAGATGCCTTGTGGTTGTGAATTATTTGTTGGAGTTTGAACCTCAGAGATGGTGCCAGTAACCGTGTTAATGACACCGACAGCATTAGTACCAGCATCAAGGAAATACATATTTCCACTACCACCAGGCCCGGCGCATATTTGATTAGTAGACGCCGTAGCCTGCAAGCCCGTAGTGTAGACAGTGGTGGCACCAGCAGGCACTGTGGCCTGAATGAAGTTGCTATTGGTACCTGTCCAGATACGACCATCCGGGCCAGCAAAACAACTGTAAGCAGCATGAGTCAACGTCATAGTGCTATTCAATGTTCCAGCAGTTGTGTACTGCTTCATTGAAGTAGTGCCAAAAACGACATATATAAAGGTGCCATCTGAGCAGATGTCCAAGGCACCAGTGACGGTGATTGTATAAGGTGTAGTCACACCAGCGGTAGTGGTAGCAGATATGATGGCATTGGACAGGTAGCCACACCACAAACGACCATCAGGACCATTACAAATACAGGTGGGGTGCGGGTCAGCAGCGGCAAAAGTAGTGACTACCCCTAGTGGCGATATATTACCGATACCACTACCAGTGACCAGACCGTTAAACCATACGTTGCCGTCATTACCCAAGCAGCATTTACCCGGGCTCGTCAAAGGGGCTGTTGGATAGTTGGCTATCATGGTACCAACGGTGAAAGTGCTTATCGGATAGCTGGTATCAAATTGGCCACCATTTGGATTGGTATTAGTTACCAGAGGCGTACCGACAAACGGCAGCGGTAACACGTTAGCAGCGGCTGTGCCAGTTATCTCTACTGGTTGAATAGAGCCATTAGTGTAGATAGTCATTGGCGTGACTTGCCCGGTCTGGTCAATGAACGACCGCATACAGGGTAAGTTGGCTAATGAAGTGCTCAGTCCGGTGAGAGGTGCGTTATATGCTGTCTCTGTTTGGGTTGCCAGATTGTAAGAATATACCTGACCACCCACCTGAAATAGCATAGTTTGGTTGCCACCGAAGTCCTCGAAAACACCAAAGTCCATGAAGGCGGCGCCACTGTTAAAGACGGCGGCGCGCTGGGGCTGCCATCCAATACCAGTAGGGCTAGACCAAACACCCCGCGTAAGCATCTGGAAATTGTTGATAATACGCGCTTGATACTGCGTGCGAATGACTTCAGAAACATAGCTCCATTGGCCCTCATTGCAAGTAAGTAAACCGACATTGAGCGAGTGTCCTTCGACACTTAATGGTGACTGGCTCGCGGGTGGCACGTAACCATTGTTTGATGTTGGTGGATTGATAGACACTATTTCTTCACCACGTTAGATATCTTCTTCTTAGCCTTCATGGCTGCCCACATATCCCCGTTGAGTAGCTTACCATTCACATAGATGGGACGTGCGTGCAGTTTAGTCTCAGCATCATTAATAACGTGGTCTGGTATGCTGCCATGGTAGATGCCCATGTGCTGGCCAGTCTTCAAAGCATTCTCGTAAGCCTCATCTACATTATGAGTTTTGCCCTCGTAGATTGTAGGGAAAGACATCCAGTTGCCATTAGGCAGTCTACGTCTAGCTGAATACTCACTGCCGTACTCTCTTGGATCTGGATGTTTCGGGTCTTCTGGATTATCTATCATCTGCCTTTGAGATAGGTCTATATTGCCCGGCGCTAGCAAATACTGAGAAGCAGGATGATTTTTTAAAACCGGATAACCTTGCGGCGTAGGCGAATATTCCACACCGGAAGTGCCCCATACAGGTTGCTTCTGTAGTGGTGTGTTGGTAGCCCCTAAACTAAACGAGCTTGGCTGACCGGCAGCATTAGTGCCAGTCTGTTGAGGTTCCCAAGTTGGCTCTGCTGCTTGTAATGGCTCTTGCATATCATACCGGTGTCCTTGTAGGACTATTAGCAGTAGACGGCAGCGGCTGCGCTACATACGTTGGCTTACCTTGCACTATTTGCCACTGGCCAGCACCATAGGTAGTGGGCTCACTTGGCGCGGTAGCTGGTGCAAAACCAGCCTGATACCCGAAGGCATCCATGAAGCAATCAGAGCCATAGTTATTATTAGCCGTGGTACCGTTAGCCGGTCCCTGTATTTGCTGGCCTTGAAATGAAGGCGCCCAATTACCCGCCGCACGGGCCAGGTACTGCGCTTGGGTATACGTGCTGTTGTTGCCGCTATCAGTCGGCCCCAGCAAAGACTGTGGAGACCAGTAATAGTACTCTGCCCATATGCTCTTTAGACTCACCCGAAGTAGCCCCCTTGTCGCCCACGGCCATAGCCGCCCTGATTCATCCTCATCATTCTAACGCCCTTGCGGACTTCTGAAGCAGGCTGAGATGCCAGTTTAATCCTACTCAGCACTTGGTCAACCAAAGCATCAAGCATCATCTCTCTGCCTTCTGCTAAGTCTACTTCCAAAAACTTCCAGGCCCATGCCCAGATGCCATGTTCGTAAGCTGTCGGCCAAAGTATCTGGCTAGATGAACTAATCAATGGTGGCGCATTTAGTGCGGCTTGATATTGCAGGGTGTAGTTAGTGTCCGGTATTGGATATACTCTAACCATAGGGATTGGATTAAAGGCACCAGTAGGGAAGTCTGTTTGCCTGTCGTATGGCAACTGCACTATGTACTGTGGTGGCCCACTCCAAACAACAGTCTGGTCCGGCCACTTGTTCATGTAGTCTTCGTACAGCATGAACTTTAGATGACGGTCGTAGTTGCCACCGGGAGTGATGTTATACCACCCATGGTAGCGTAAGGCTTCACCGCTAATGCCAAGGTCAAGCGGATAGTCAGACATACCAGCTTGTATAGGCAAACTAAACTTAGCATTGTCCATGTAGGTACGGACTTGCAAGGTCAGGTGCCTGTGCGCAAAGTCAATCTTATACTTAGCTGCGTTCTGAGTCTTGCTTAATTGGCCGCCATCGAAGACGGCTGTGCTAACCACTTGAGGAAGCACAGCCAAATTGAGCACACTATTAGTGGCTTGAAACCACGTTGAGTTAGCCATTGAGCCCTCCCTGCCGGGTTAGGGCTCGCCGTATAGAGTGAAGCCAGTGAGCACAACATCGTTGTTAGCTACAGCAGTGCTTAACTGAGTAGATACGATTATGTTGGCAGTATCGGTCTGAGCCGAAGTGGCGCTTAATGCATTCAATAGCGCACCATTGGCGTAACCAGCAACGTTAATCTGTTGGGTGTTAGCACCAGTCTTGATAATCTCAATGTCAGCATAGAAGTCCTTGGCGTTAGCCGTGGTGCTGAATAAGGTTACAGGAGTAGAGCCCCAGTTAAAGATTACAGTCTTCGCGTTAGCGTTGGCTGCCGTGGTGCCTTGTATTCTTACCCTTACGGCAGAGCCGGTATAGGCCAACGAGTTAGCCGACAAAGTGTAAGAAGAAAGGGTGTTACCGGTGGTGACAGAAGCCACGTTAGCAGCCACCATACTCATGACACCCGCCTGCTTAAACCAGCTACCTGGGTTATTAGGGTTCCAACTTTGAGTGACACCATTTACAGAGAAGCCACTATTACCCATGTCTTGCCAGATGTTACCAGATATGGCAACGTCGCCATTTATGCTGGTGGTGGGTATATTCATTGGGTTTGGTACTGGCTGAGCAGCAGGAGGCAGGGGTAAGCTCTGCGCCAAGGAGAATGGCGCAAAGCATAACCCGAGCACGGCGACCAGCGAGAAAGCAGTGATTAACCTTGTGAGCCCCATAGTCCTCTCCAGGTGGAAGTCAGGAATGAATAACGGACACGAGACTGGAAGAGCACGGAAGACGAGCTGATGTCATTCACCATGCGGGTCTGTGGGTGTACTCTCCAGAAGAAGTAGTTACGGGCAAGCATGGGGTCACGCAGATACCATTGGGTATTCTGGAATGAATAACCAGCTTGACCAGCTTCAAACAACTGAGGAATACAGATTGGCTCAATCTCGAAAGGATTGATTGCATTGTTGGCGGTGTCAGGGATGTAAGGAGACTTACAAAGCTGAGTAGCCAAAAGGCGCAGGTATGGAGGAAATATAAGCTGAACAGCACCGATACCAAACGGGTCAACTGAGCCGTTTTCATCAAGCGTCTGGTTCATGTCAGCGATAGCATTAGCCAGCGCGGCAGATGACAAGGGAATGACGCCACCACCATTACCTGAAGTTACACCGGCGGCGGCATAAAGCAGGGTATGGGCTGGATTGAACAAAGAAAGGTTATCTGGTGACTGCACGGGGCCAAAGCCATTGAACAGTTGAGAAGTACCATCCTTAGCAATCTTACGCTGAATAGCATTAGCGAGGCCGTAGGTACCATCGTAGATTTCCTCATACATGTTGTCTTCAATGAAGGTCTGGGTGATTTTGATTTCACCGGTGAACTCCAAGTTGATGACGTTAGTGAGGTAACCACGTCTGATATTCAAACGGCGGTACGGTGCGCCTTCGTCTGTCTGGACAACTACGTCCGGGTAGACAAACTCGTTGATTTCTTCACGGCGCTTCTCAGACTCTTCCTCACGGAAAGCCTTAATCCATTCATCGCCATAGTTGAAACCGAGAGCGTACACTTCGCGGAGTGTGGGCTCCTGCCATTCAATAAACTCTTCGCGAGTAACTTGCATCTTCGGAAACTCCTATGCCAGTAGTGCAGTGTTGAATTTGACATAAACGATTCTCTGAGAGAGGTCTACATCAAAGATATAAAGTACGCCACCGGTCTTACCGGCAATGGTTACGCTGGTGCCCTGTTGCGGGTTAGCAGCCTGAAACTGGACACCGCCACCATAACCTGCGGCCCACGGTACGACACGGACAGTATCACCAGTGGTGACTGCCCTAGAGAAACCACCCTGAGTACCGCCAACTGGGGCAGTGACTTCGTACTTGGTAGCCATGTCTTTAACACCAGCCACGGTGGCTGTGTAAGTACCGTTAGAACCACCAGAGACCGAGAGTGTAGTGATTACCCCTTGCTGGTTAAGCGAAGGGATATATATAGTACCGCCAAGGAAGTCGGTGTTAACGGTAGTACCGACACCAACCCATTGGACTTGGTTATTGACAGCGTTAATAGCAGCGGCGGTACCGTCATAGGTAGCAGCAGCAAATTGATTAGCGAAGACCAAAGGAGTTTTATCAACATCGAGCACTAACCCTGCTTCGTTATATACAGGGTTATTGAATACAGCCGGGCGCAGATATTGACGGGCTGAACGCATAGTCATATAGACGAATTGCCCGGGGTCAGTACCAGCAGCTACTTGGAGCAGCAGGCCAGCGCTACCAGAAGTGGTAGACAACTTAAGGGCATCTCCCTGTTGGTACTGCGTACCGTTAACAAGGGACATCCTTGTATTGATGTTGTCTTCCAGACCCGGCAGGTCACGGTCGATATAAAATCCTGTAATGGCCATTTTCTAACTCCTAAGCCTGCGAGCCGCTTCTTTTAAACTCTCTGACGCCCATCGCAAGTGCTTTATTATTGGCCTCTACTGCATTGTACTTTCCGGTACGCTTCAATAAAGAGTGGAATTTTTGAGCTGCAATACGACGCGGTTCTTCTTTTATGTCACTAATGTTACCAGCCGATTCAGAACTTTCAATGGCCTTCTGTCCTTGACTGCCTGGTACGTTACTAGCCATGGTTACACCCTTAGCAGATTTATCTCTCTTCAATACGTTCTTGGAGTGTGCTTCTACCTCTGCTTTAGCTAAAGCCTTTATGCTTTGCTTATCGAGTACGCCACTATTGAACTTCTGTACAATACTTGGGTCTTTGGCGAGCTTACTCATGATTTTGCTATGCAGATACTCAGAGGCACCTTCAAGGTCGTCATCGCCTTCTGTATATTTTTCCAGTGCGTCTGATACCGCTTCCTGATATCTACCTTGCATAGATTGGCCACCGGCAACATTGGCAGTCTTTTGAAATTCCTGCTTCAAATCTTCGCCGTGCTTCTCAATTAAGTCAGCGATGACATTGAGATTGTCAGCATCAACATTTTTGTCTTGCAGGATAGAATTAATCTTTTCCTTGAAAAACGACTTCGGCGCCGCTGGTTTCTCTTCAGCCTTACGTAGCTCGTTGTATGCGCGCGCTACTTCGTGAGCGTCAATTGTCGCCCTTACTTCCTTCTGCTCAGAAGGGTTACCATCCGTCATTGTCATCTTTATTGCTCTCCGTGAATTTAGCTATGCTCTCGGCTTGTCTGAATAACATACCGAAGCCCCACATTATTGTACAGTGAGTTTCGTATGCTATTTTTTCTTCCGGTGTCCTACCGGGTACACTAGTGTATGCACTACCTATACTTAAGGCCATCTTCTTCAATATTTTGTAGCCGGGCTGATTGACCAATGCTTTTAGCTGATGGTACTGCTCAGTCTTTCTGGCTTCAGAATCCTTGGCTTGGGATAGTTTGCGCTCCTTGGTTTCCCGGGGCCTGACCATTTTGCTCATTGGGTGGTGCTCCTTGTTGCTGTGGCGTGTTGGCTTGGTCGAAGCTCAACTGCCGTGCTTTATGCTGCTGCTCTTGGAAAGCTTGTACTATCTCTGGGTTTTGCATGGCCGACTGCAATGCTGCCATCTGCACCTGTGGGTTAGCTGCTGCCAACTGCATCGGGCTCATCATGTCTTGTGGGTCAAGCGTGACATTTAACCGGCTCAATATCTCCACCCACAGCTTCTGCAATACCATCGGGGCATTGGGCAGAGTGGCGCCAATCTCTTGGGTCATCTGGGCAGCCTGTATGAGCTGCTGCATCTCCATACCTTTATTTAAGGCACCCAATACACCATTAACTTGTATCGTGCGCTCAACATTGGCAAAGTCCTGATAGTTAATAGTCTTCTCTTGTATGCGGTCTTGCAGGGCCTTCTCGTAAACAAGGTTGCCTTGCGCGTCAGGTATAAGGTTCTTGCGCGAAGACTCATAAACGCCCTGGCAAAGCTCGGTGAGCATGTCGCTGAATTTCTCCACAGCATTATCAATGAAGCTAGAGCCGCTACTTTCATCACTGGTGACTTCAGTAGCAGTCTTACGACTAGACATGGCACGGGTGGCACTATCTGTAGTGAGACCATCAATACCCATCTTGGTACGTATCTCAGAGCCCCAAAACTTCATATCTTGGAAAGCTAGCTGCAAGCCTGTAGCGGGCACGGGCACTGGTGCGATAACCGCCAAGCCTAATGGATTGTGGCTGACTATGTTGGAGTAGCCGGGCGTATAAGAGATGTCATTCTCATCCCGGAAAGCATCGGCATATACAAGGTTGGCCGGGAATTGCGTGGCTACCGCCGCGTTGAGCATAACTGCTTGCAGTACGTTCTTTTGCCGGTAATAGGTGAGCGCTTTCTCCACGCCCGAGATTCCATAGCCAATATTTGTAAACCAATCAATGTAGTTATCCACCAGGACATGGGGATGTCCGCTGTCCGAGGGGTTTTCTTCAACCTTAATAATACGCGGCCATCTGAAGCCATTATTAAGCGCGACGTGAAAATAGGTGTCATAGAACTCTTCGCCTTCAAACTTCAGATACGGGAAGTGAAAGATATAGACGGGGACCAGCTTGGTAAACCCGGTGATACGAGCAGGATATGTCCCGAAGATGGGCGATGTACCAATAACCTCTGGGGCACGGGTTCTAAAATTGTTATCCCAAGCATATATCTGCTCAACACTAAAAGGAGTAAGCCCCTCCAGATTCTGGTAGGCGTCATTTCCATAGTCATCTTTTGCGTCCACCAAGTCAGGTAGGTAGTTAAACGTCTGCACAATGGTAGCAGGATAGGCCGTATTGGTCATGTCAAGGTGCGGGTCTATCCACAAGTCAAACACATCTAATGGTCTAATCTGAGGACCACTAAAGGTGACTTCTTTGATACGCGCCTGTTTGCCCAGCGCCTTATTGATATCCTTCGGGTCAGCACCCATGGCCTTGAGGTGCTTCTTGAGTAGTGGGCTAGACTCAACTGAGCTTAGTCTTCTGATGCGCTCGTTGTCTCTCCATGCCCAAATGAGTGCCGTGGTGCCACGAATGATATTCTGCTTGATAACACGCTCAAACGCCCTGCGCGTCTTAGCCTTGCGGTGCATGTATATCTGTTGGTCTTGAATAGCTTGGATAACGTCTTGCGCTTCATCTTGACGACTAGTAACAGTGAGCCACGTGTACCCCCGGGGCATGAGAGCATTGCTTATCTTTTCTGCGAGCTTGTTGACGTTATCGAAGATGTCTGTCTCTCCCATATCACTATCGTCAATCCAATCCATACCACCAGAATCAGGTAGCCGTCTATAACAGAGGTAAGCTTCATCACACTCTCTCCATTTAACTTCTAAGGGTCTGCGAGCATCATGCCAGTAGAGCTTCCACTGCCACAAGTGCATTGCCAAGCGGTTCATATAATCACTGTCAAAGGGTGGCAGTTCTGATTGTTTGTACAGCAATTTGGCCATCTAGAACCACTTACCCCCACGCTCATCTCTACCGCTTGAATTGTCTTTCATGCTCTTCCAGCCGTTTTGCTGATTGACAGCTTTCTTGTCTCTTGGCGTTGTCCAAGTACTGCCATTTTTTACAATATTCAACTTTGGCTTACCGCCGCCTCGTATGTTACCAGCATTAGCGTGTAACGCCAAATATCTAAGGTCATCTGCCACATCCTCATAAGGATGGCCCGAAGCTGGCTTGCCTTCCATAATCTGACCATTATGGTCCACCTGCCAAGCATAACCACCACTAAGGGCTTGGTGCAGTATCGGGCACTCTTTTGAGTTAATCACAAACTTAGACGTTCTTGTTTCTGGGCATGGCGTAGTCATCTTATCTTTGATGAAAGAGATTGACTGCTTGGTCCGCTGCTGTGGGCTGACCGCCGTGATAGTTTGCGTGCGTACAAAAATGCCGTACTTGCGCTGCATGATGCTGTACTCAGTATCTTCAGTCATGGCTGACCGGCGGTACAGATTGGCCGGGTCACCAATATCTTCTATGCGGCAGCCTTCCGCTATTGTGTTGGTTATATCAAGCGCCATCTCTACAACAGGTTCTAAAATAGAATCCTTTTCGATGACCAGCTCTTTATATACAAGGATGCGGTCATAGGCATCTATCTCGCCCCAAAGCACAGCGGTACATAACCCCCAGTCCCAGATGCGGATTATCTTACTTTCCGGGTTTGGCACTAAAGTATCGTCAACGTGGTGCGGACCATACATGAAGAATATCTTGGCGCCGATAGAATCGTAGTAGTTTAAGTCATACTCTTTCGCCATAGTTTGCGCAGACTCAACCGCCTTGAGAGCTTCATACCAAGGGGATGTCCAACTGCCATCGGAACGCTGTGTTTTGTCTTTGCCAAATACTGGATGCAGGTGCCAGTAGAAAGACGTGATATGTATCTTCTCGTGCTCTTTGCCAAACCGGAGGCGGTAATACTTATTATTAACACCATTGGGCGTTGATACGGCGATACGCACTTTAGCGGTACCAGACCCAGATGTCCAGATAGCCTCATCGTTTTCGCAGTAGGCGAACTCATCGTATAGAATTGCCAGAGCCCGCTTTTGTCGTGTAGCAGATGCAGCAGAAGAGTCACCACTTATCTGACCTCCATTGGGGAGCTTCAATAATAGCGTCTTGCTCCACTTGCGCGAGTTAATATCAAAGCCCGCTGGCAGCAAGAAGTCTGGCAGGCGCCGCATAAAAAAGCGTATCTTCTCAAATGGCGTATCCAGGTCACCATCACGGTCTACGTCATCCTCTTTCTTGGACATGATAAGGAAAGAGGCGTTATGAAAGACAAGGAACCAGATAAAGACAAGAAGCGTAGACCACGTACCAGCAGTCTTTCTGGCTTTCTCGATTAGCTCGTTATGCCTGAATGTTTCACTCTCAGCCGCTTCCTTAAGGACACCGACAAGATGCAGGACATATTCTTTTTGCTGGGGATACAATACGAGTGGTATAGCTGTAGCAGCCGTGCCGATACCCTGACGGTTCTCAACCCATCCGAACGTTTCGAGAAAGTATATTGGGTCATCTTTGCACCGGCGATAAACGACAGCAGCGTAAGCGGGGTCTTGGCGACACTTAAGCATTACCTGCGTGCGGACTAATCTTACTTCTTCAGGATTTGGCGGCCACGAGAGTGTCATCTTTAGTCTCTACCTCTTCCGGCTCATCTTCGACCAAGAAGGGCATAAACTCACGCTTACCGGTCCCTACTTCGATACCTGCATCTTCCCTAAAGCCACCACTATAAGAGCTGTCCAGCACCATAACGTCTATGATACCGGCGGTGGGATAAGCGGCGGTCATGAGTGCCATAGATTTACGGCTGCCACCAGACTCACGGTAGACACCAAAGGTTTTAGCTAGAGGCTTGACTGCATCGGTCACTATTTTGACCTTGTACAGCTCTGCGTCCAACGTCTGTATCATCTCAATGGCGCGTTCAAGTTGCGTTTTTAGCGCGGCCACTTCCTGCTCTAACTTGTAGAGGTCAGTGGCCGATTCTTTTCCTGCCATTTACTATACCTCTGTAATGTCAAGATAGTATTGCTTCCCGGCCGTAAAGTGTTGCTCATTAACAACACCTAAAGTCAAAGAGCCAGCGGGTGTATAAGCAAAGAACTGGCCGTTTTCGCTTTCTTTGTTGCTATCGTACACTGGCGAAAATTTCGCGGAGTGCAGAGCTTTATCCCCACTTCTAATCTGGCCTGTTCCGTCACAGACAAATTTACATCTTGTAGTGGCCATTTATTTCTTGCCTTTCTTCATTGGAGTAGCACTCGGCATTTTCTTGCTAACCGTTTGCGGTGTGTGACCCTGAAGGGCTTTAGTGTTATTACGTGGCATATTGCTCGGAGGCTTATTACCAGTCTTCTTAATCATCGAGCCTTTATTAGCAGGCAAGCCAGACATATAGGCTTTCTTCTGCTCAGCAGGTTGACCACCCCAGGGCAGGTTCATCTCTTTACTTCCACTTTTCATTTGTGCAGGTTTCTCCGTTTCTTCCATGCGTTCGATGTGGCGCGGCAACTTACCGCCCTTATCTTTGCCCCAGTCAAATGCTCCATCCATCGTTTTTCCTCGATTGGCTACCCCTAAGAATACCGTATGTTACGGATTTTGCAATTAGTGGTTGTCGATACCCGGGGTAGGGTAGTCATCTTGCATATGCGGTAGCCTACCGCCGTAGTCCTTACGTATTTGTCTAAATTTAGCTTGTTGTCTTTCATTGCCTTCTGACTGGGTATGGCCCGGGCCAAAGATATGATAAAGGGCATCCCCGATATTAAGCTTTTGGCGGTGCTCTTCTTTGGTGTAGAACGGCGCCCGCTTCATTGAACCCGTATATATATTCAGATTCTTCTTACCTTTAGCTAAGTCTAGCCCTGCGTACTCAACATTTTTAAGGGTGCCAACCCCAACACCCAAAGGAGCAGAGAACTTAGTCACTGCTAGCAGGCTAGCTAGCGCGTCAGAATAGCGCTCAAACTGACTCTTGTCGCCTTTATCGTTTATGTGGATAGCGGTCTTACCTATATCAGCCACAGCCTTAAGCATGGCTGACTCCTGCCAGTTAAGCAGTGAATACTGCATATGGTCTGACACATCCACCCCTGTCTTCTTAAGGAGGTTGAATTGGTCTAGCGCTTTCTCTAGGCCGTAAAGATTTTTGGTGCCCATGATTTTGGCCAATGGCTCTTCTGACTGTTTAGGTATCACCGCGTAGCCACCAAGTAACACGGTGGCGGCTTGCAAAGCAGCAAATGAGCCAAAGGCTTCCTTCATCTTAGCTGAGTCACCAGACATCATATCTTTAGCTAGCTTCAGGTGATATTTGAGCACCACATCTTTGTAACCCATGTAATTTTTAAAGACCTTACCCATAGGCAAGCGTTGAGCCATTGAGCGGTTCATACCAAAGCTACCGCCACCAGTAGCATCAAACAAGCCACGAGAGGCAGCCGTCAAAAGTGGCAGCGCTTCATTGGCTGGTAACGTGCCATCCGCCAATCTGTCGATAGCTTCTAAGCCTTTATCTATTCCACCGTAAATTTTGCGTGCTTCTTTCAGCATTGAAGCACCGCTGATGATTTCATTATTGAATCTATCAATCGGCACTTCAGGAATGAGGTGGTTTGACTCATGGCCAGCTTGGTTGAGCGCATGTAGGTCAACACCCATAAGCTTACGCCACTTGGCTGATGTGGCCATCTTGGTATAAGCAGTAGCTATGTTGAGCGGCCCAGATACGGCGCTGCCAATCTGAATAGGGTGAAAGGAGCGCAAAGCGATAGCCTTTGGGTTATTACGGAAAATGCTTTGCGACAAGTGCCCATGCAACTGGTCGTACCAGCGCTCTTGTGATGTACTACCTTGTCCAGCGCGGCCATACTGCTCGGCGCTGTAGTCGGTCAAAGCACGCTCGTAAGCGGGGTCAATTACACCACCGTGTTTTTGAAGAGTAGCTTTTATCAGTTTCTTTGAATCCATACGGTGGACCTTTTTAGTTGCCACGTATTGGCGCTGGTCTGGCGTCCAGCCTGGATGAATAAGAGGGTCGAGTATTTCGTGCGGCTTCTCTGAGCGGAGCGCCTCTCTAGCCTCTTCGCCAAATTTACCTTCCATTTTCACACCAAGGCGCATAGTGTGCAGGTTCTCTAAGTCAATGTTGTTTTGTAGGTCATCATGGATAGTGTCGCCATGAGCTTCAGCGCCTTCTCTTATGCGCTCCAAATCAGCGTGCATCTTCAAAGTATCAGCCAAAGCTTGTGGCGCATCATCGCCAAAAGTCTCCAAGGCACCTTTAAGGGTAATATTTTTGGACTTAGCAAGACTAGCTAAACCTCTCATCAACTGAGGTAGGCCGGGTATCGTGATTGGCGAATACCCGCCCTGGAAAACAACACCGCTCAATTTTTTCATAGCGTTATCGCCAAAACTCTCAGCAGCTTTAGTGTTATTGCTATTGATGATGTCCATAACTTCGGCCTGCGCCTTGGGCGTGTTGCCTTTGCTATTCTCTTCGTTTAGCCTATCGACAGACCGCTGTTGCTCTGGCGTCATGCTGCCTGACTGTGAATCCTCATACAAGGTGCCCATATTGCGGCGCCCCGTGAGCGAGTCTTTAGCCCTCTCTAGTCTAGCCGGACTGAGAATACCGCCCTTGGTAGGGTGGTCAACAATGGCACCAAGTCTGGCTTTACCCGGCTCTTCGTGTGGTGCAGCTACGTGTATGCGGCCACTGCCAGACCAACGGGCAGGGCGCGGCTCTGGGTTGGCTGTATCGAATGGCTTATCGTACTTGCCCTTGTCGCCCTTCTCTAGTAGCTCACCGGCATCAACCTTGGACCGTGCCACATGGGTATTCTTATCGACGGGCTCATCCAAGTCTTCCGGTGGTGGCTCTTTGCCCAGCTCTTTATAAAGATTATCGGCTTCGGGTGAACCCTGTACAGGCGGATTAAAGTCGGCTGGCTTCATTGGCATATCGGAGGTGGGCGCCTGTGATTTGGCAGGCGCTACTTCATCCACACGGCTCTCAAGAGGCGCTTCAGTCTTCGGCGCTGGTGTCTCCTTAATGAGACTGACCTTTTTTTTTGATGCTTTGGACTTTGGTGGTTCAAGAGGTTGAGTCTCTTGCTTTGGAGCTTTGAAAACATCGAGCTTCTTCTTTGGCTTAGGTTGCGGTTCTGGCTTGGCTGATTGCTCCATATAAGATGGCTCACCAGCATTACGAATAGCATCAGCTCTCTGTATTTGCTCTGGTGTAGGCTCAGTCCAAGCGCCCGGCTTTGGCCCAGGTTGAGCAAAGTAAGACGGTCTATTCTCGTGATAATAGTCAACGCGCTCGGGCTCTTGGCCGGGCTTATCCATACCAATACGGCGCGGTCCAGTTTCCTGACCAGACCCTATCTCTCTAGTCGGCTTGATGATTCTGACATCTTCAGCGTCATGCACATCTTCACGCATTGGCGGCTCTTCCATCCTGCGAGCCTCAACAGACAATTCTCTTGATGATTCCGGCGCACGCGCATCTGTCCCTGGTTGACCAGTGGTAGCGGGTAGCTGCTTCTTAATAACAGCGGGTAACTGCTTCTTGGGAGGCAAGCCCTTGTCTATAGCTTGCTGCTCACCATGCCAGTAGTCATAACCAGGCATACCAGACTCTGGCATAGGCTTCTTAACATCGGATACTTTCTTCTTTTCACCCGGCTTGGTCATAGCAGCGCCAAGCAAGCCGCCTACCTTGGCAGCAGTGCCAGCACCTTCCATCGGGTCTTTGCCCTGCGATATGTTAGAACCAGCATTATAAGCGGTGCTGATACCAGCGCCCGTAGCTGTACTACCGGCTATCTTCGCTGCTACTTTGCTGACAAGATTTCTACCTACCGGGGACTCGGCTATCTTCGCCAATAGAGCTTTCTCTACAGCAGTGAAACCAAGGCCGGGGCCAGCAAGACTGCCACCTAATTCACCTAATGCCACAGAATGTGGATTGTCAGGAAAGGCGCTGTTAACCGACTCGCCCAGTGCTTCTGATGGCAACTTGCCACCAGTGAAAGACTTATAGTCATGGCCAATAGCATCCCTAGTCTTATCGTCTAGAGGTAGTGCGCGACCAGCCAAGGCACCCAATGCTTCACCAGTCTGTAGCATACCAACACCCGCACCACCGGCGGCTGCCATGCCAGCATTCATAGGATTACTAGCCACTTCTTTGCCCGCATTGGCTTTATTTAGCACATTGCCAATAGAGCGGAAGGCATCGCCCATGACAGGATTTTGATAGAGATTATTTCTAAAAGCAGACCACCCATTAGGCGGTTGAGATGCTTGCTCCATAGCCTGACCCATATTGCCACTTGGGGCTGGCGCCGCACCCATAGGCTTAGGCGTAAATTTATCAGGCGACGGTTTGGCGACGGATTTTGGGGTTGACTCTTGTGGTGGCGCAGGGTCAAATTTGGCGAAGTAATTTCCAGATTGTGCGGGCGCCACAGCGGCAGACGCTTGCGGCGCAACAGGGGCGCCCGCTGTTTCATCTGGCGCAGGGTCAAATTTGGCGAAGTAATTTCCCATTTATTCCCCCGGGTCCCAGCCATACCAAGCAATAAATTGCTGTCTTAAGCCAGGAACCTTATTTTTATTCGCCCTATAGCTAGCCAAAGCATCAGGAGATGCAGCCCTAATCTTGAGTTTTGGAGCGTTGCCCTGTGGTGCATTTTGTTGTGGCGCGGACTGCTGCGTGCCACCTGGAGCTGCTGCTTGCTGTTGCCCTACTCCAGCACCAGCAGAAGGTGCTCCTGTTGGCATAGCACCTTGCGAGGGACGCATAGCATTCGCCACATCTTGCTGTGTGGGGGCGCCCATCTGTGGCATGGTTGGCTTAATCGGCGGCGGTAATGGTGTATAGCCTACTGACTGACCGCTGGGTACCTGCTTCTCGGGTTCACCGCCCTGTCCGAACATATTTGGCTCTACTGCTGGCTGTGTTGTAGTGCCTTGATATTTCGGAACCAGTTCATTATTTTCAGGGTCTTTTATAACCTCTGCCAGCTTGAGGCGCATATCTCTATTATCTTTCTCTTGGTCAGCAAGATTCTTTTGATACGCCTGCTGCTTCTCTTCGTAATATTTCATACCCTCAAAATCTAGCGTTTTATTCTGATACGCCATTGTGTGCGCATCAAGATAGCGTTTATCTTCATCAAGTACAGACTGGCGCTTTTCTGCCCTAGCGGCAGCCCCTTGCGCATCTTTGAATTTTTGACGCTCTAAGTCAAGATGTTGTCCACTTATACCAGCTTGCACTGTAGAAGCATCTGCGCCTTGTTTCCCGCTATAAGCGTTCATCATCTGGGCAACATTGCCCCAATAATGATTCTGAGCCTCTAATTTGCGCTGGTCTACCTTATCAGCATGTTCCATATTGGCTTTCGCCCAGTCTTGATGAAGCTGGGCGAATTGATGGACATCCTCCGGGGAGGCACCCGCATAACCGAAGCGCCTTGCAGTCTCGCCCATTTCTTTTAGCTCAGCAGCATCTTGCTTGTCTTGGACTTGTTTCCCTAGATAAGCTTGCACTGATGCGTCTCTTAGCAACTTGGTGAACTGATGACTAGTGTGAAAACCGGAATGACCATGTTGATTCAAATTTTCAAAAATAGCAGCTTTGCCTGCTGCTTGTGGGTCTTTCTCTAACTGCTCATCTCTCATGCGTTTAGCTAATCTAATCTGACCAATACGTTTCTGGTCTTCTGCCATCATCAGCTTGCCAGTATCTGATGCAGGGTCAAACATGCGCTGTGGGTCAGAAAAACCAGTTGGATTGGGTGCAACTGTAAAATCTGATTGAGGCTGGTACTGAGTCGGCATTCCCGCATCCCCGGGGCCTTTGGTGGGGTATATCTGGCTAACTTGCTGTTGAGGGAAACCTTGGCTATAAGCCTGTGGCGCAATCTGAGCATAGGTCGGCACTATTGGCGGCGGCGGCGGCACGAACCCCTTACCCTTAGCTGGGGGTGGCTTCACTTGTGTTATTTGTTTGGGAGATTGACTCCTGTTGTCATCAATCCCTATATCATCTGCCATAGCAACCTCTAATTACTGAAGTAATTAATAGCACCAAGCAAGCCACTGCCCCCGCTATCACTAGTACCACCAAGTAAGCCACCAGCACTATGAAGCAACCCGCCAAAACCACCACCAAAAGGGCTGGCCGCATAGGCTTGTTCTTGTGTACCGTACTTTTGCAGATTGAAGTTATTTGGGCTGTTTTGCGTCAAGAAGTTAGCTTCATTGCTGTTTATGCCCTCATTGTACTGGTTGCCTGAAGTCATCGTGGCGATACCAGCCTGGTTGAACAAGTCAGCCTGATTCATATTGTACTGATTGGCTTGCTGTTGATTGACATTGCTTTGATTAGCCGACAATGCTGCTGGGTTTTGATAGAAGCTCTGTATGCCACCTAAGACATCTTGGTACTCTTGCTGATTGGCATCCAATGCTGTAGCGAAAGCCGACTGCTGACCTTGGCCGTAAATCTGACCAGCTTCAGCCGCCCCATAACTGCCGTAGTTTTGCCCCGAAGCCTGACCCGCCGACTGCGCCGCCGCTACTGCTGGCTGCACCTGATTCTGCATGTAATAGTTGCTCATCTGCTGTATCAGATTCTGGTCGAAGGGTCCACCCTTCCCGTTCGGTGAAGATGGGTTCCCTGTCCCGTCGTAGTTGTTCAGGTTCAACCAGCTCGGCCCCAGTCCCATTTCCTGCTGGGCTTGGCTCACCACCTTCGGACCACTCAGGTTCGGCGTGAATGGTGCTTGCTGTGCCCCCGCGTAAGTCAACGCTGGCGGTGCCGCCGGGAAGTTCATCGGCTGGTAGCTGGGTGCTTTGGGGGCTGATTGCATTTGTAATTACCTGCGTCCCTGTGCTGAAATACTTTGGATTAAAAGTCTCCAACAAGAGAATATCGCAAGGAACCCCACCCCGCAAGCCATCCATCTTCGATATTCCATAGGGCTCAAAGCCTGCCTTGGCCAACATGCGTATCGTTCGCATATTACCTTGTACTACTTTGGCCTTTAGTTTCTTGAGCCCAAGACCAGCATTACCAAAATCGCCAAATGCATATGCAATTATCTCACCCATAGACTTGCCAATGCCAAGCGGGGTGTAATACTGCGCGTTAGCTATACCCTCAAGGTAGCCGCTACGACCAAATTCAATGTCAGTAATAGCGGCTAGTCCTATGAAGTTTTCCAGAGTACGTTGCTTGCCAGAGAAAGAGAAATAGACTTCGCCATTTTGTAGCTTACTTATGATGTGGTCTTCTAGCGTCCATTTTGCGCTAGCATCATCGAAGTAAAAACCAGGCACCATATTCTGCATCAATGGAAGATATTTTTTCACTTCTTGACGCAGTGCCGCCCACTTATAAGCAGCTACATCTGATGGTTCATTCTGGAGTCTATATCCACTTAGTCTGACAAGCTCGACACCCATCTCTACGCTGTTGCCTCATGTGAATGAGCGGGAGGGATTACCATCGTAACTGGTGCACCAAGAGAGGCACCGCGTTTGGCGGCATCGAGATAACGTCTCATGCCCTCACGTATCAAGTCTGAGCGCGTGCGGTGCTCAGCCGTTGCTACATAATCTATCTGCTCTAACATCGCTGGCGGGAAGGCCACGAGTACCTTTTTAGGCATACTTTTTATCTCCCAAAGTGAATAACAACGGAATAGTAACAGTGTGCGACACATATATCAATCAATAGTTCCCAGATGGAAATCGACAAAGATTCTAATCTGCTTTTAGTAAATCCCCTGAGCAAGCATCCTCTGAGTTGCCAGCATCAGCTTCGGTGCAGCAAGTGGCACAAAATCTAACCTTGCCGGTCACGTCCCACATCCACTGATGCTTCTCAACTTTCATGCTAGGCTTATCGCCTTCTTTATTCAGCGCTGCTTTCACGTCAGGTATGCCGGTCATCTTTGATATCAGTGGCACATTGAGTTTGGCCCGCTTCTCTTGCCTTGGCACAATTTCTGCTTCTACATCCTGGATGCCACCTATAGCCGCTAGACCCTGAAGTATCTCTACTTGCGCGTCTTCATCACCCTGCAAGAAAGCATCCATCTGCTCTTGTGATAGCTCTTCCACTCTGACCTTCACCTTATGCATGTCTTGAAGGAAGATGTTTAGCTTCATCTTGCCTTGGCCCGCGCCTTTCAATGCGGTCATAGCGTAACCAGCCGCCACACAAATGGTGTTGGCCTTCTTGTTATCTAGCTGGTCAGCCCAAACATCGTTGATGACTTCCTCGAATAAATCAAGGTAGTTCTGGTACGTTTGCAGCGTCCTTCTCTTTGCCGATGGCGGCAAGTTCGGATTTTCTTCTTGCTGCTTCTTCTTGTTTGATACGCCTTTCATCTTCTTCGTGAACCCTATAGCATTTTGCACATAACATGGCAGATTTGAATCTACCACCAGCTTGTCTCACTCGCACAACCTCTGGCGGTATAGTGCTACGCTCACAATGATTACCACACGAATCGCAAATTTCCTCTTCTGAAAAGAAGGTTGGTTTTAACACTCCACCAGCCATTATTGATACTCCTATTTAATTGGAAGATACTGCCAGGCCCAGCCCGGTACAGTATCGGTAGCAGCACGTTCAAGAGTAGCTGATAACGGTTCTTGCACCGAAGCAACCAAAGCTTCATGCATACCCATGGCCGCTTTGATGTTTTTATATTTGTCTTTTACAATGATAGTGACTTCTTTGTCGCCCTCACTGACCGTTATTTGCATCTTTGCCATACCTCGCTATAATCTCGTCGCTCAATCTGTCGCAGTCCCAAATAGTGTAATCATGGAAGTGAGCGCCCTTGATGGTATCACACACTTTAACGTGGTCCCTGCAATACTTGTGTGCTAAAGCAAGCTCCAAGCCAAGTCTATCCAGAGGCATAGTCTCTTCGGCTACAACTTCTGCATGTTTGCGCTCAATCAGCTCCTGTATGTTTGGCAGTTGAGCGGGTGGTAAGGTGCGGCCTTCGTAAGGCTGCGCCCAAGCACTAGTAATGCCGCTAGTCAGAAGGAATAGCCAGAGTATGATACCGTCTTTCACCACTTTCTCCCTATCTTGTGACGAATAATCCATACTTCAACCAAAGCATCAGCAGCTTCACAAGCAGCGCGGGCTGCCGACTGAGCATCACGACCAGGGCTGCAATTATACAGGTTAGCCAATATCATCATGGCTGTCATCTGATTCATGTATGCTAAACCCATCGGTGGATTAACCGCTCGGTCATACTTAGGTGGTTCAAGCACTACATCTTCTTTCTTAGCCATTAACTTCCCTTTGCCTTTTGCGCGATACGGTCAAGCCACATGCTTGAACCGCGCTCTACTGGTATACCATCTTGGTCAAGCTCCCAGCCGTTGCGCACCTGCACACAGACTACGACAAGACATTTTTCGTCATCCCATTTCCTGTCTGCTGCTGCATTCTTTAGACCATGTACAGCTTTCATTATCTTAAGCATGGCTTCGTGCGATTGGTCTACTCTCAGCTCAGCTAAAGAAAATTGTGTGCCGGTCTCAATGACGGCATTCTCTTCTGTGCGATGACCCTTAAGGCGTAAGCTCTTCTCTGCTGGAGTCTCACGCCACTTGTCTATTTTAAATCTCTGTCCCTTAGCCATTAGTATCTTTTCTCATCAAGGTATTGCTTGTGCGCCGATATGGCTATCAATAAATGAATAAAAGTCTCAATAGCCTTCGTGAACAAGAATACAGAAATAGAGCCAAACAATAATTCAGTCACCGTCAATACCTCCACTGCCCAGCTTGAATACTAATCCTGTGTGCTTAGCCAGCACGGCCAATAGATTGAGTGTCCAATTACGCTTACCAGCCAGCAGCAAACTAAGCTCGCTCTGGGTGATACCAGTGGCTTCGTACAAGTCCTTTTGACTCATACGTTTTTTACTCAAGTAGGCTTGTACCCGCTCATTGATTTCGTTGTTGAAGTTCACTGTTTGCTTTTCTGCTAACCATCTTATACAATTTGCAAATTCTACGGCACCAAGGAGAGAGAGTCAATGGCAGAAGATGAGAAACCAGACGACTATCTAATGGATATAGATACGGTTTTACACTTCATGCAGTTGATGGTGGGGTTACTGCAAGATGAAAGAGATAGAAGGATGTTGGAGTTACAACCACTGGAGTCAGCAGAATGATTTGTAGTTGCGTAGTATGTGTACATTTAGGTAACGGCTCATGCACAAAAACAAAAGTATAAATGAATGGGAGTCTGTATATCCCGTTTTGGGATATCGCACAGAGCTACCCGTGTGCGGCTCGGACTCAGATCATGCAATACACTATGCCACCACAGAACAGGTGGTGGACGAATTGATTAGGGTTAGACATTTATTACAAGGTGCATACAAAACAATAAGGATGATGGAAGATGAACAAGATAATAACGATAGTAATGCTAGCACTACTGGCGGTGCCGGTACTTGCAGCACCGACTAAGAAGAAGGTGGCGACCTTCGGATTGACCGTGCCATCATATGCGGTGCAACCAAATATCAGCCACGCAGAAAAGAGAAAACAAAAGGCGTTGCTCTGGGCAGCAAAACATTTCACAAAAGGGGGAAAGTAATGGTTCCACAACCAGACGAGCGGTGGAAGCATTATGGCACAGGTATGGAATGTGACATTATTTATTCCAACAATGTGCAAATGAAAGATGGTGGTACGCGCTGGATAGAAGCAGTGGTGTATCAAGAGTTTAAAAACGGCCAGCAGTTTATTTATGTAAGGTCAATGCGTAGCTTCTTACAGGCTTTTGAAAAAATAGGAGGATAGATGAAGGACGACAACAAGCTGATAGATATAGCGGCGCATAAAGCAATAGATTTGGCGCCCAAGCCAGAGATGCAACCAGTGGATGTACCGCCCCAGATGATATTAGCCATGGTACACGCTGGAGTATTGAGCAAGCGCCAAGGGTTTGACTGGCTGTTTAAGTACATTGAGCCGACAGAGTTTGACTACAAGAAAGAAAACAGATAAGATAAAGACAAGGGTACGCACTGGCCAGCTATCGACCCGAGACCGGTTAGGTCCGTCTTATGCGGAGTCTGGTATGTCACATAAACAGCCAATCGGCGCGAAGACCCGGACTAAAAATCTGGGTCTTTTGCTTTACGCCATATTTTAGCTAGTCTTTTCTTTAGTCTGCGTTTTGCCATTGGGGTCCAACCGGCTGTCATATTCATTACATTCAATCGCTTCACTTTCAGTAATTTGTTTTTCGACTTCTTCATGTCTTTCAGCTTCCATAGTTTTTCATTTCTTCCTCTTCTCTATCGGTTCTATCGTAACTTTCCATTCTCCACTGCCTATAATGGCTCGCAGGTCGTTAGTATCGCGCTTGTTGGGTTCTAGGATGGTACTCAAAGTAGCTTTGAATTGACGCTTGCAGCGATGTAAATCATAAGGCAAAAATGTCACCATAAAAACGGGGTCATCTGCCATCATTTCTTCCTCCGTCTACGCTTCTTACCGTAAGCCCATTCATAGGTAGAATCGCTCAATTGGGCATTTATACCCTTTTGTCTCATGGCGTCTAATCTGTCCAAGTAGGTCTTATGCAGTGAGCGTATGGACTTAACACGCTCACCTGGGGCACGCTTGTGGCCATAAGCCATCTCCTTAAACGTCTCAAGGTACTTACCTGTAGGCTCGCCTTCTTCATCGGTCTCTAGCGTCCAGACGTAGATGGGATTCTCCACCTTATCAGCCCAAGGCACCAAATCAAGGTCGTACAGGTCTGCCAGCTCAGCAGCAGCCTGTATGAGAGTCATCAAGTCTTCTGGTGATATGCGTATGCGGCTAGTCATTTTTGCGCACCTTAAACTTATAGTGGCAGCCGCGCTTATCCCTAGACTTCCAATCCCTATCAACATGTTGGCTCATTACCCCCCCCCTGTTTCTAACGTCTTTATAGTTTAGCAAAGTGCTGAGCCCAGTGTCAATGAAACCTGGTATAATCTCACAATGAATATTTTGGTTGCATGTGAATATAGCGGCAAGGTGCGCGATGCTTTTAGAGCACGCGGCCATTATGCTTGGTCGTGCGATTTACTACCGACTGATTCATCTAGCGACTATCACTATCAAGGCGATGTAATCACGCTGCTTAGCAGCCGACTTTTAAAGTGGGACATGCTCATTGCCTTCCCTCCTTGTACGCATCTAGCGGTGTCCGGCTCGCGCTGGTTTAAGGATAAAGTGGTTGAACAGGGCGCAGCCCTCGATTTTGTACGACTACTCTTGTCGCAGCCCATACCGCGTATTGCACTAGAGAACCCTGTCGGCGTCATATCCAGCCAAATACGCAAGCCTGACCAGATAATACAACCCTGGCAATTCGGACATGGCGAAACTAAAGCTACTTGCCTGTGGCTCAAAGGTCTTCCCTTACTTGTTCCAACTGATGTTGTTGACGGGCGCGAGGCACGAGTGCACAGGTTGCCACCATCATCCAATAGATGGAAATTGCGCAGCACCACATATGATGGCATAGCAAATGCTATGGCTGAGCAGTGGGGATAATTCCAAAGCAGAGGTCCGGGATGACCTGAACTCAAATGCTAGCTAAGCACTCTATTGTTTCAGTGTGACCGGACATGCCCCATGGTAATTGGTATTATAGCAAATATAGGTTCCCCTACATGTCGCATCGGATTTTGGGTTAGTGGTGGGTCGTCAGCCCAGTGGTGGGGTACCCCCTACCCCTATGGTGGGCAGTCAATCAGCCACAATACCCTGGCCAATCAATGCAATACATCTAATGTACATCAATGTATTGTACTCATTCATTGTGGTATAATACACATATGGATTGAGAGACAGCGAGCGGGCACAACACTCCATGATGGCAATGAGTACAATACAAGGATGGTATGATACCAATGGCTGAACGTGTATACTTAACTGAGTGCAATACATGCGATAAGACTAATTACTCCTGGAAGTGTAACCAATCACAGTGTATTCACTGTGGTGAACATACACTGACCTTTACCGGCACCATGAATAGGGAAGAACCACAATACGATACTTTTGCGGATAAGGCAGATAATCAGGCAGAAAGAGGTTACTAACAAGTTTGTTGGTTAAAACAAGAATGAAAACAGTTTTCATTCCATTTATCACCATACAGGATGAATATCTCATGAAAGCATTAAGATATAGCCGTAAGTATAACAAAATGTATGCAAGATTTATATCATACAAACATATATCTTGTGTATATATTTTATACAATACATATTGACAACTAAATATTATCCCATTGCATGGCCATTTGATGCCATAATTACTCTCATTTTAATGTGCATTATGGTACAATACATCATCCCTATATCATAACGCCTAAGCTAGCGTGTGGCGGTACGCACACACACGCTAAGCTAGTGCGTCATCATGATGATGATGATGATGATGATGATGATGCATAATCATGCATGAACATGGTTTTTTATCTGTCATACTGACATAAAAAACCATTCATGCATCATGTATGATGTTATGACATGATGATGCATGACGCGCGTGCACGCGAGCGCGTAGTATTACTTTACTTTTTTAGGAGAAAAACATGAGGAAGATAGTAAAGCTTAGGGGTATGAATAATGGTTTTATCGCCTATGTGGCCGCTGGTCAGATAGCTGCTATTGAGGCAGACGACACTGAAGATATCTCCGTTAAGGTCACGCTAGCCAATGGCCTTTCCTTTGGTGGTGTCTTTTCTCCTGCGTTGCCTGAACTGCTCGACCTAATGTCAGACACCACAACTAAACCATTAACTAAGAAAGAAACTGAATAACTTGCAATTAATGCAAATAGATAGCATGGTATGCTACATTATCTAAGCCAGTCAGGGGCTTGCCTGATATCTAAATCTCAACATAGGATATATAATAATGAACGACTACAGCAAAGCGGTTAAGAAGCTCCGCGGTGGCCTTCCTGAAGCTCTCAGGCTCTCAAAGGAAGCACCCAAACCAACACCAATAGGTAACGACAACATGACACGCCTATTAATCGAGATTGATCTACACGACGCCCACGGCAACCGCATGAGCGATGAATCAGTAGCGGGCCTTCTGTTTGGCCTAGCTGGCAAGATACGCAAGAGCGGCCTACAGGACACACACATACGGGATATGCACTACAACATAGTGGGCTGCATGTTCCAGCATGACAAAGAGGTGTCACTAACCGAACCCAAGCCAGACCTGTTTGGCAGCTACCGGCTTGATAGCGCCACGGAGAGAGTATGACTAGCACAGTAAAAATCGGCAAGCGTGCTTGTGGCGCCAATTGGCCTATGGTGCTGACAATCTGGTCAACAGACCAGGATGCAGTAGACGTAACGGCGCGAGTGGAGCAGGCGCCACTATCAAACACAGGCCTGGCGCGCACTGTCACTATTCGCCTGTCGGCAGAGGTAGCTAACGCGCTTACGGTAGCCCTAACCCAAACCAACACCAATAGAAAAACCCCGCCATCTAGGCCACGATGCTGGCATTGGTGATGTCGTCCAGTTTACCTACCCTGCTGACCCGTATAAGCCCGATGGTGAGTATCAAGAGCTTATGGGCATTGTCCAAGCTTTTGGCAGGTATGGTCAGTTACTTATCGCTACTGATATCATGCGCCCAATGTACCTACATTCTGTTGGTCCAGCGCTTATAACCAAAATACTTAAATAGCTTTTCCCAAAGTGCCCGGTGGTTAGTTGAGTCTCCACCGGGCTTAGGAGACTACAAACTACACCCATAAGGAGAATATATAATATGTCTGTTAAACCGCTAAAAGTTACAAAAGGCTTTATACTTAAGCTTTCTAAGGTTATTGATGCTGGCTTATGCTCTGGTCTTGGTAATCCTTCGCCTGGTGAAATGTGCGTAGAAGCTGCTATCTGTTACGCTAAAGGCGCTGACCATAACGATAAGCCCACTTGTGTACACGAAGCCGTTAGGCGCTTCGCTATTCGCATGAATGACTCTAACTGGTCCTCAAATGACGCTAGAGCAAAAGGCATGAAGCGCCTAGCCATTGCACAATTAGGCACCGCTGAAAATTTTGATGCTAAAGAGTTTACTGAGCGCCTTGTCATGCGTGCTATTAATGTGAGCTTGCCTGAAGTGCTCAGACTGGCCGCTAATGTACCTAAACTGGCTAAACATAAAGATGAATTAGAAGCCTCTGCCTTGGCTTGTGAGACTGCCACTAAAGAAAATAGACTGACCATAACTCGTACCGCTAGAAAAGCTGCTAGAAGCGCTCGTAGCACCGCAGCCGCATACGCATACGCCACAGCCACAGCCGCAGACGCAGCCGCAGACGCAGCCGCAGACGCAGCCGCATACGCCGCAGCCGCAGACGCAGACGCATACGCAGCCGCATACGCAGCCGCATACGCAGCCGCATACGCAGCCGCATACGCATACGCCACAGCCACAGCCGCAGACGCAGCCGCAGACGCAGCCGCAGACGCAGCCGCATACGCCGCAGCCGCAGACGCAGACGCATACGCAGCCGCATACGCAGCCGCATACGCATACGCCACAGCCACAGCCACAGCCACAGCCGCAGACGCAGCCGCAGACGCAGCCGCATACGCCGCAGCCGCATACGCCGCAGCCGCAGCCGCAGACGCAGACGCAGACGCAGACGCAGACGCAGACGCAGCCGCAGACGCAGCCGCAGACGCAGCCGCATACGCCGCAGCCGCAGACGCAGCCGCAGACGCATACGCATACGCAGCCACAGCCGCAGACGCAGCCACAGCCGCAGACGCAGACGCAGCCGCATCAAAAAAACGTGATGAACGCTTAGCGGCTCATTGTGAACACGCTGTACAAGTGCT